ATGGCAGACGAAACAGGAAAAGCAATCAAATTGACACGTGACGATTTGCGGTCAATTGACGTAGGAAAGACGAAAACGTTTTACCTACCTGATGCGAAAGCGTGCGACAACGGCAAGGCTTTAACGTATCAGTTTCAAAATTTGATGGGCTGCAAGTTCAGCGTTAAAACGGACTATACAGCCAACACACTAACCATCACACGTAACGCTATATGATTATCACCAAACCCGAAGTAGAGCCAGATGGTTTGTATAACCAAGGGCAAGCAGCCAAAGCGTTGCACGTGGATCGGCACACCGTCGCCCGGTACGCTAACGATGGGCTTATTAAGTTCAGAGTTAGAAAAGCTGGAAAAGGCTTAATCACTACGGGGGCGGAAATAATCAAGTGTTGGAAATCAATGTATCTTTAAAAATTAAGCCGTATGAAAAAAGTAATGAAGAATTGGCGTTATTGGCTAATGATGGCTATTGCCTTTATCGCTTTTTTTAATCTGATTGGGATGCCACACAATGATAACCCCAACTATTGGGAGTTAGTGATCTATTCCAAGTTTACAGCCGTAGCACTCGCATATATCGACATACGTTTGTACGTATGGTTTGCGAAACACAGAAAGATAGATGAGCTATTGGAGTACATCAACGAAGATAAGTAACATCGTTAAACATATACAAAGATGAAAACAGATTTTAGTATTAACGTACAGGTCAATTTGGGTGTAACACCCGAAATCGTGGCTTTGGTAAATGCCATTTTGAGCCACCGACCAACAGTTGCGCCGACCGCCGAGGAAGCACTCAACGGAAACGGACAAGTAGATAACAAGCCAGAGGACACCGCCCCGGCACAGCCTCAACAGCCTACTAACAAGCGAGGCAGAAAGAAGAAAGAGGACGCAGCCGCCGACAAGCCGGAGCCTACCAAGGAGCCAGCCGGAGACGAACAGCAGGAGGCAGCAGCCAACGAAGCCGATGCCAACGGTGAGCAGGTTGCCGAGCAGGAAAAAGCCAAAGCCGAGGAAGCCGCCCCACAGAATGAGGGCCAGGCCAAAGCCCAGGCAGAGGCAGAGCAGAAGCCATTAACCGCCGAAGACGTTAGGGCGGCTATGCACGTAACACGTCAGCGTATCGAGGGCGAAGACTACAAGGAGAACACCAACGGCGAGGCATACAAGAAGTATCACAAGCCATTAACGGCACAGTTCAAGAACATAGCCGCTTTGTTAGGTGCTGAAAAACCGAGTGCTTTGCCACCTGATAAGATTGCAGATTTCATTGAGCAGTGCAACGGTTTACAGATAATGGAAGACGGCACGATCGGTTCAAATTGCCCATTTTAATAACAACATTTAAGCATATACAATTATGGCAGGTAAACACGCTTTATTATCACCAAGTGCGGCACATCGTTGGATGAATTGTACCGCCGCCCCACTTCTGGAAAAAGACGTGGAGGATAAGGGCAGCACCTTTGCAGAGGAGGGAACGTTAGCCCACGCCTATTGCGCCAAGAAACTGAAAGAGTTTTTGGGTTTGTCTGTGGATGAGGAAAAAGCCGAGATAGCGCAGTTAGACGAGCAGTACCACAGTGGCGAAATGGACGAGTACACCGATACGTACAAGACTATCGTACTGGAAAAGTTCAACGCCGCCCGAGCTAAGACCAGGGACGCACAATTATTGGTTGAGGTCAAGTTAGATTTTAGTCACTATGTGCCTGATGCTTTCGGCACGTCGGATGCTATCATTATCGCCGATGGTGTGATGGAGGTTATCGACTTTAAGTATGGCAAGGGTGTAAAGGTGTCAGCCGTGGAAAATCCACAAATGACGATTTACGCTTTGGGCGCATGGGACTTATTTAATTTTGAGTACGACATACGTAAGGTACGCATGACTATCGTACAACCACGTATTGATAATCTTTCGGAGTTCGAGTTAGATGCCGCCGACCTCATTAATTGGGCAGTCGATGAGCTGCAACCAAAAGCCAACGAAGCCTATGCCGGAGGTAAGCAAAAGCCGGGCAATTGGTGTCAGTTCTGCAAGGTTAAAGCAAACTGCAAAGCCCTATCGTCTATGTGTATCGAGGCACAGCAAGCCAACCCAGACCCACGTAAGATTAGCAAGGAAGTAATGGAAAGCACTATACTACCTTTGCTTTCGACGTTCAAAACGTGGCTAACTGGAGTTGAGGAGTACAGTTTGGAACAGGCATTAAGTGGCGTACAGTATCAAGGTTTCAAAATCGTTGAGGGGCGCAGTATCAGAAAGATAACAAACCCAACCGCCGTGATGGAACTTTTAGGCAAAGAGGGCTTTGCAAAAGAAGCCTACATTAAGCCTACCGAGCTACGAAGTATTACCGATTTGGAGAAGCTCATTGGTAAGAAACGCTTTGGTGCAATTTGCGCCGAGTACATCAACAAGCCACAAGGCAAACCAACGTTAGTGCCCGAATCAGATAAACGCCCGGCGTTTAATCAGGCAGCAGACGATTTTAAAGACATTTAAGTTTAACATTTTAAATTCATACAATTATGATAGACCCTAAAGTAGTTAATGACACTAAGGTAATTTTTGGCCCATGCCGCCTTAGTTACACCCACGTATTTGAGAAGTACACCCCAGAAGATGGCGGAGAAGGCAAGTATATGACTAACGTTTTGATTCCGAAGTCTGAAAAGAAGACTATCGAGGCCATCAAAAAGGCGATTGAGGCAGCTAAGAAAGCCGCTATCGTAGCAAAGTGGGGAGGCAAAGAGCCTAAAAAACTTGATATGGCTTTGCGTGACGGTGACGAAAAGGACGATGAGGTTTACGAAGACCACTACTATGTGAACGCCAAGAGCAACACACGCCCAGGCGTAGTTGATCGAAAGAAAGTGCCTATTGTGGACGAAGAAGAAGTTTACAGCGGCGTTTGGGCGATTGTGTCGGTAACTTTCTACGGCTACGACGTGAGCGGCAACAAGGGCGTAGCGTGCGGCCTCAACAACATTATGAAGTTCAAGGACGACGACCATTTTGGCGGCAGAGTATCAGCCGAAAGCGACTTTGGCGATTTGGACGGCATCGACGACGAGGACGACGACGATTTGTAAAGTGCTTTTTTCTCTACGATAAAATGTTAATGTAGTAGCCCCCGGCGGTGGAAAGAGGAAGCCGCCGGGGTAATCAAACAACAAAGCGTATGAAAGAATTAGGCATAGACATCGAAACATATAGTAGCAACGACCTAACCGAGTGTGGCGTTTACAAGTACGTGGAAGCCGAAGACTTTACCATATTGCTTTTTGGGTATAGCGTGGACGGTGGTCCGGCGAAATGTGTGGACTTTGCAAGCGGCGAAACTTTGCCGCCGGACATCAAAGCAGCATTAACCGCCCCCGAGGTAATAAAGACCGCTTTCAATGCAGCTTTTGAGCGTATTTGTATCGGCGTGTATTTAGGCATCAAAGGGCGATTAGACCCGAGACAATGGCGATGTACGATGGTAAGAGCCGCCAGAATGGGTTTGCCGCTTTCGTTGGCTCAATGTGGTGAGGTGCTTAAACTGGAAGACAGAAAGATGACAGAGGGTAAAGCCCTGATAAGATACTTTAGTGTTCCGAACAAGCAAACCAAACAGGGCATAACAAAGATGATCCGGCACAAGCCGAGCGATGCGCCCGACAAATGGGCAACGTTCAAAGCCTACAATATCCGAGACGTGGACGTAGAGCAAGCCATCTTAAAAAAGGTCAGGAGATTGGAAGCACCAGAGTTTGACGAAGATTTGTACACAGCCGATCAGCACATTAACGACCGTGGCGTGATGATAGACCAAGTATTGGTAAACAATGCCGCCCGATTTGATGAGCTATACAAAGATGAGCTATTTGCAGAAGCCCGAAAACTTACAGGCATGAGTAACCCCAATAGCCCCGGACAGATTAAACAATACATATCCGAGAACACCGGGTTTACTATTGATAGCCTCAACAAAAAGAATTTGGACGACTACGAGGTACAGTTTAAGTATTGGCCCAAGGTGCAGAAAGTTTTGGCTTTGCGTAGAGAAATGGGTAAGACTTCTAATAAGAAGTACACAACTATGCAAAAATGTGTCTGCAAGGATAGCCGAGTACATGGTTTGTTGCAGTTTTGCGGTGCAGCACGTACAGGCAGATGGGCAGGGCGTTTGGTGCAGTTGCAAAACCTACCACAAAACCATCTGGAAAGTCTGGATGATGCACGCTATTTGGTAAAGCAGGGTGATTTGGAAGAGTTTGAAATGAACTACGGAAACGTTACCCAAGTACTTAGCGAGTTGATACGTACCGCTTTCATAGCCAAGCCCGGTTGCACGTTCCACGTATGCGACTTTTCAGCGATCGAGGCACGTGTGATAGCATGGATAGCCGGGGAAACATGGGTATTGGACGCTTTCAGAGCCGGGCACGACATCTATTGTGAGACTGCAAGCAAAATGTTTGGTGTGCCAGTGCAAAAGCACGGCCCCAACGGAGATTTAAGACCAAAAGGCAAAGTAGCCGTTTTGGGTTTGGGCTACAATGGCGGTGTATCGGCATTGGAAGCGATGGGCGGTAAGAAGTTGGGATTAACAGAATCCGAGGAAAAAGACATCGTAAACAAGTGGCGAGACAGTAACCCACATATCGTTAAGTTATGGCGTACCGTTGAAAAGGCAGCTATCACAGCCATTAAGACAGGGCGAAGCATAACAATACAACAAGGTATCGTAATCGGTTATCGTTGGGGTATGTTACTAATTACCCTACCAAGTGGCAGGACTATTTGTTACCCACGCACGGAGGTTGGAATCGAGACAAACGACGGTTGGCGAGGCGACCACGAAATTATCGAGTATGAGGGTTTGAACCAAAAAACGAAGAAGTGGGGAAAATTGAGAACCTACGGCGGTAAGCTAACCGAGAACATCGTACAGGCTACGGCACGTGACATATTAGGTTGTGTGATACTTAGAGCCGAGCAGCGAGGGTTAAACGTAGTTTTCCATATACACGATGAGATCATCGTTGAGGCTACGAAAGGCCAGACGTTACCGATGGTTGAGGCTTTGTTTAGCGAGCCTATACCGTGGTGCAAAGATTTGCCGCTCAAAGGTGCAGGGTACACCACCCCATATTATCTAAAAGATTAAACAATAAAGCAATATGGCAAAAAGCAAAACAATAGACATCAAAGTAGAATGGCATAAGGCGACCGAGGCCCCTAAAAAGAATGTGCCAATATATTTACTTTTCAAGGTTGGCAAACGAAAATATCCGCTTTGCAGATTAATGACGTTTCACCATAGTAACGTCGTTCCGGCTGAATGTGATTTCGGCAAAGCCGAAACCCAGGAGCCACAGTTACCTATCATGTGGGCGTATGCAAGCCAAATCGAGCAGCTTATTACTGATGAGATAGTGGCAGATGCGAAATTTGCAGCGTGGGCGTGGTACAAAGAAGATTAGTTAAACAATTAAAGCATATACAAAAATGGAGATACAGAAATATAATTGTTTATCGGATAAAGAACAATTCCGTTTTGATTTATTGCAATGGTGTGGAAGTACCAAAGATGCAATAGAGGCAGAAGAATTTATCACCGGCAAATTCCGTTTAACAAAAGAACAAGCCGATATGTTACGTTTCAGAAACGCCGAGGAAATGAAAGCGTTTAGAGAGTGGGAAAAAACCAAACAGGCGCAGTTACCAAAATCTGGCAATATGGAAGACGGCATCTATTTGGTACACGCCGACGGCAAAGCAACTTTGTTTGAACTGGAGTACACCAAAGAGGACAACATGGATAGCGAGGTAGTAGCTATCGGTTTGAAGATGGGTAGCTTTGGCATTAAAATAGCTTTGCACGATGAAGCTAACGGCGATGGCATTACACTAACAACAAAGGCAAATGGTAACGAGGAGAACGACCAAGCCTACTATACAGACAACTACGACGATGCAGTAGCAGATATGGACGGAGCAAGAAACACCAACCATTTGCGTAATATCCTGAATCCACAGATAAAGTTAGCCGATGATTGGTACATACCATCTTTAGGCGAGTTGTACCGTATCTTTATCAACAAAAAGGCTATCAATGCAGCTTTGGAGTTTGCCAAGGGCGATGAACTGCAAGACCGTTGGTATTGGACTTCTACCGAGAACAGTGCTACCTTCGCATGGCTTCTGAGCCTCTACGCCGGTAATACGATCATTTGGAACCTTAAGGCCAGCCTCACGGGCAGAGTTAGGGCAGTGTCAGCATTTATTTTTTAGCCCTTAATATTTTAGTTTTTAATCTTTAGCACGGCGAAAGCCGTGCCATTATTCACCAATACCGCCAATTATGAAAAAGATGTACTGCAAAACGTGCCTATCATACGATCCTGATGAAGGCAAACCCGGTTATGGAGTTTGTAAGCTATCGGAGTGTGAAGTTTGCGAGCAGTGCCCCGGTTGCATAGATTGGCGGTATTTTAAGATTTGGTACTTATAATATGGTTATTCTTTCTTTATTCGACGGCATGAGTTGCGGACAAATTGCATTAAGGGAATTGGGCGTAACGATTGATAAATACTATGCAAGCGAAATAGATAAGTTTGCAATCCAAAACACGATGGCGAATTTTCCCGACACCGTGCAGTTAGGCGATGTTAGACAAGTGGACGCTAAGAGTTTGGGCAAAATTGATTTGCTAATAGGTGGCAGTCCATGCCAGTGTTTTAGTTTTGCCGGAAAACGTGCAGGAATGAGTACCAAAAGCAAAGAACAAATCGAGACCTTAACAAGGTATCTGGAATTAAAACAACAGGGCTTTGAGTTTGAGGGACAAAGTTACTTATTTTGGGAGTACGTCAGAATACTTAATGAGCTACGAGAGGCAAACCCGAACATCTTATTTATGCTTGAAAATGTTGAAATGGGCAAGCGATGGGAGGCGGTTATTAATGAGGCTTTGGGTATCGTAGGCGTTCATATAAATAGTGCTTTGGTATCAGCACAAGTTAGAAAACGTATCTATTGGACTAACATCAAATTGGCGCAGTGTGATTTATTCGGTTTGCCTCATAGCGCAATACCACAGCCGACAGACCGACGCATATTTATAAAAGACATCTTACAGGATGAAGTCGATAAAAAATATTTCCTTAGTCCTGAATATGTAGAAAAGTTATTAGCATACAACAAACGTCAGGAGGAACACGGCAACGGCTTTAAGGCTATTTTCCATAAGGAAACAGACAAAATGTGTACATTGACAGTGGGGGGGCGTAGTGTGAAAGACTTAATTTGTGTAGCCCAAAGGGGCAGATCATACCGAGGCGAGCCACAACACTTTGAGGAAAGCCCGAACCCCGGTAAGACCAACTGTTTAACGACAGTGGCAAAAGATAATTTGATAATGCAACGACCACGTGGCAAAAACAAAGGTGCTATCAATACCGAAAAGTCGCCTACGTTATCCGCTAATTCGTGGCAACAAAATAATTTATTAGTGAGCAAGCCAAAAGACGGAATCAAGCAGATAAACCCGAGCCGTGAAAGTGGAGGCACACAGCCATACCAACAAAACCGAGTTTATGCAGCTGATGGCAAAAGCCCGGCTTTGATGAACGGACACGGAGGGCAGACGATTAACGCCTTAGTGGGGGGGCTGCAAGTCAGACGATTAACGCCGACAGAGTGCGCCCGACTGCAAACTATACCAGAGTGGTATAAATGGGAAGTATCAGAAACACAACAATACCGTATGTTGGGCAATGGTTGGACGGTAGAGGTTATAAAGCATATACTTTCGTTTTTACCCGATCATCTTAAAAAGTAAAACAATATGGCAAAAGATTTCAAATACATAAGGTTTATGGTATTTAAGGCAAGCAACATTAAATACCTATTCGAGCAGTTGGACGATGAGCCACGACCATTTGAGTTAGTGGTACACCCACCAATAGGCAAAACAGGTATGCGCCCGGTTACTATCAAGGCAAGCACCGAGGAAGATGCTAAGTACTTTAAAGGTATCTTAGATAAGTTATCGTATGAATCTTTAGAAAGATTGACACATGGTACAGATAAAGTTAAACAATGATTTCCCAATCGACATAGCAACAGCCCATAGCCGTATGGCAAAGAAGTGGAAGAACAAAGCGACCACATGGGCGAAGTTGGTAGAGCGATGCAGCGAAACGAAGCGAACAACGGAAAGCGTAAGCGAGTACGCCAAGATGAGCAGGGAGGAGCAAAGCAGTATCAAGGACGTGGGCGGTTTTGTCGGTGGCTACCTATCAGGTGGCACACGAAAGACCGCTAACGTGATGTGGCGAAGTATTGCCACGCTTGATATTGACTACGGTACACCCGACCTTTGGGATGAGTTCACGTTAAACTTTGACTTTGCGGCGATGATTTACAGCACACACAAGCACACGCCGGAAAACCCACGCTTTCGTTTGGTGTTCCCATTGAGCCGTCAGGTACGCCCAGATGAATACGAGCCGCTTTGCAGGATGATAGCAAGCAAACTTAATATTGAGGTGTTCGACGATACCACCTATCAGTTAGCGAGATTGTTTTATTATCCATCTACAAGCAGAGACGGCGAATATGTGTTTGAGTACCAAGACGGCAAGGCGTGCAACGTTGATGAATTTCTAAAGCAGTACCACGACTATAAAGATGTGGCACTATGGCCAGTATCGAGCCGAGAGGGTGACATCATCGTACACGAATTGAAAAAGGTAGGTGATCCGACCGAAAAGCCCGGCTTAATTGGTGCTTTTTGCCGTGCCTACTCAATAGAGGATGCAATCGACACGTTTCTACCTGATGTGTACGAGAAGACCGCCCACGATGGGCGATACACCTACATTAATGGTAGCGTGGCGGCAGGTTTGGTTTGCTATGAGGGTAAGTTTGCATACAGCAATCACGAAACAGACCCGGCGAGTAAGCAGCTTTGCAACGCTTTCGACCTTTGCCGAATACATTTATTTGGTGTGCAGGATGAGGGTACGAAGATAACAGATAACACACGTTTGCCGTCGTACCTGAAAATGCAGGATTTCGTAGCCAAGGACAAAAAAGTAAGAATCTTACTTACTAAGGAACGACAGGGCCAGGCCGATGATGATTTTGCCGACATCGAAGCAGAGGAAGCCGGAGACAGCGCAGTATCTGAAAACGCCGACAAGTGGATGGCTGAATTAGACTTTGACAAGAAAGGCAGCATCAAATCAACGGCAAGCAATATTATTGCTATTCTGGAGAACGACCCAAGGTTGAAAAACCATATATGGCAAAATCTGTTTAATGGGTTTAACTACATAACGGGTGGTTTGCCGTGGAACGCCGAGGCGACACAATGGGGTAATACTGATGATGCAAATCTAAGAATCTACTTAGATGAGAAGTACGGAGTGACTGGAAAAGACAAAATCAAAGATGCTTTAGTGGCAGTCGTCACACGTCACAGAGTACACCCAATACGTGATTACCTCAATAGTCTTAAATGGGACGGCGTGCCACGCTTAGACCGCCTAATTATTGATTACGTAGGTGCAGAAGATAATGAGCTAAACAGAGCCATGACACGTAAGCATTTTACGGCGGCAGTAGCAAGAGTGATGAACCCAGGGTGCAAGTATGATTATTGCCTGATTATCGCCGGAGCCGAGGGTATCGGTAAATCGACGCTTTTCAATGTGATGGGCGGCGATTGGTTTAGCGATAGTTTGGTAACGATGGAGGGTACAAAAGGCATGGAGCAAGCCCGGAACGGTTGGGTTATCGAGTTACCGGAGTTGGGCAGTATCAAGCGTTCAGACGTCGAGCAGGTGAAAGCCTACATAAGCCGTCAGAATGATATGTACCGCCCGGCGTATGGTAGTGTGATGGAATCCCACCCGAGGCAATGCGTTTTTTGCGGTACGACCAACGAAACATATTTCTTAAAGGGCGAGACCGGAAACCGCCGCTTTTGGGTAATTGAGGTTGATGCTAAGTACAGAAAGTACCCCGATTTCCGTGCGGCTTTGCAAGCCGATCGTAACCAGTTATGGGCAGAGGCCGTGCAACGATATAAGGACGGTGAGAAATTGGCTTTGTCGGATAGTCTGGAGGAAGCAGTCAAGAAACGACAGCAGCAATTTAACGACAATTGCGACGACCCATTACAGGGTTTAGTACAGGAGTTTTTGGATATGAAGCTACCGACCGACTGGAATACATGGGACTTAAACCGCCGCCGGGCATACATAAAGAACCCCGACCCATTAGACGAAACAGGTGTAGAAATACGTACCAAGGTGTGCGCCGCTGAATTTCTTTGCGAAATGATGGGCATCAACATTTCAGATAAAGGGTATAAGTACGAAGCACGTAGGGTTAATAAGGTATTGGACGATTTAGGTTGGCTAAAATTATCGTCTGCAAGATTTCCGATATATGGAACACAAAGGGCATTTAGCAGACCAGAAGAAGACGACGAAAGCGACCTATAAGGCAATGAAGACGTAAACAAAGAAAATGTAAACGAAGTTGTTTACAGGGCTATAAAGGCCGAAACGATAAAAAAAGGAAAAGTAAACAAAAACAATAGATAGTTTATTTGTTTACACCTTTGTTTACACTTTTGTTTACGTCTAAAGTGCTGAATATCAATATATAACTATATATGTAAACAATGTAAACAATAAAATATAGTATAAGTAGGATAGTAGTGTTATATATACTATATACCTATATAAACTATATATTTACCCACATACGTACACGTATATAGAAAAGTTGAAAATTGAATGTTTACAGGGCGAAAGTTGAAAATATGAAGAAGTTAGAAGCAATAACACGCCACGCCGAGGTATCGGAAAAGGCGATAGAAAAATATTTGGTGCAAGAGGTGAAAGCCATTGGCGGCCTTTGCCTCAAATACTCAAATGCAAACATGGTGGGTTATCCTGATAGAGTGGTATGCCTACATGGTGGTAAGGTTGTTTGGGTGGAGTTGAAAAGTAAAGGCAAGAAGCCAACGAAGATACAAACCATAAGACAAAATGAGTTGGTAAGCATGGGCCACGAAGTCTATACAATCGACAACAAACAGGCAATCGACGAATTAATTAAAGTTTGGAGGGCAGAGCAATGAAGTACAGACCATACGAATATCAGAAAACGGCAATGCAGTGGATATTAGACCACCCACGATGCGGTTTGTTTCTTGATATGGGTTTAGGTAAGACGGTATCGACCTTAACGGCAATACAACAGCTAATGGACGATTGCGAGGTTAGCCGTACTTTGGTGGTAGCACCGAAAAAGGTAGCCGAAACAACATGGACTACCGAGGCAGAAAAGTGGAATCATTTGCAAAGCCTGAAAGTGGCAAAGGTGATGGGCACAGAGAAAAAGCGTAATTTGGCATTGGCATCTAAAGCCGACATCTACGTTATCGGACGTGATAGCTTTGTTTGGTTAGTTGGTAAGTATGGCGGTCAGTTGCCATTTGATGTGTTGGTGATTGATGAGCTAACGAGTTTCAAATCTCCTAAGTCAAACCGATTTAAGGCAATGCGTACAGCCATACCAACGGTTAGTCGAGTTATCGGACTTACAGGAACGCCAGCACCTAACGGACTGATAGACCTATGGGCACAAATGTACTGTATAGACATGGGCGAACGTTTAGGCAAGAGCGTAACGAAGTATCGTGACACCTACTTTGATACCCACAAGCATAACGACATAGTAGTACGTTGTGACATCAAAAAGGGGTGTGAGGACATCATCAAAAACAAGATTTCTGATATTTGCCTATCAATGCAAGCAAAGGACTATTTGCAGTTGCCGGACATGATCACCCACGAAACCAAACTTACTTTGTCGTCAAAGGTGATGGAGGCATACAACAAATTTGAAAAAGAAAAGGTTTTGGAGTTTACCGAATTGCATACCGGGGAAAATGCCAATATCTTAGCGAATAGTGCCGCCGGGCTGATGAATAAGTTAAGCCAGTTCGCCAACGGTGCGATATACGATGAAGCCAAGGACGTACACGAAATACACGATGAGAAGTTGGATAAGTTAGCCGAGATCGTGGAAGCCGCAAACGGCAATCATGTGTTAGTCTTCTACCAGTTCAAGCATGATGTAACACGTATCACCAAGAAACTGAAAGGCTATACCGTCAAGTCATACGAGGGCGAAAAGGAGTTGAAAGAGTGGAACGACGGAAAGATAGACGTACTATTGGCCCACCCTATGAGCACGGCGTTTGGCTTGAATATGCAGCAAGGTGGGCACTATATCGTATGGTTTGGCACAGGTTGGAATCTGGAGTTATACCAACAAGCCAACGCACGATTACACCGACAGGGGCAGCAGTACCCAGTACAGGTGTATAAGTTGATTTGTGCCAACACCGTAGATGAGAGAGCCAACACGGCATTAAGTGGTAAGCAGGGCGTACAGCAATCTTTGTTGGACGGCCTCAACTATCTTGTAAAGAAGTATCACACAACAATAACCATCAAAGATGAATATTAGAGTATGGCAAAGGATAAAGATTACATAAGGCTGATACATACGGCCAAGTGGCTACGATTGAGACGTGACAAACTCAACGATACGCCACTATGCGAGAGGTGCGAGGAATTGGGCCGAGTGGCAGCCGCCACCGAGGTACACCACGTTATCCCGGTTGAGGATGGACTAACAAAGCAGGAAAAAGAACGCCTGATGTTTGATTACTTTAACCTCAAAGCCCTATGCCATGAGTGCCACGTTAAGGTACATACGGATATGGGCAGGTGTGGCAAAGTTCAAGCAAAGAACCGAGCCAAAGAGCACCTGAAAAGATTTGTGAATAAATTTTTGAAATGAGGTTGCAAGGTGAGACCCGGGGGCCTATTTTTTAAATGGGGTACACCCCCGGTTAAACCTCACCAACCCCCTTTTCCACACGTGAGCCGATTTTTGGGCCGTGGGGGATTTTGCCCAGATGCAAAGCCCCGGCATAGTTGGCACGATATAAAAACGCCCACGTGCGTAGGTTAATATTAAAAAGCAAGATTTATGAAGTTTGGAAACCAAGATGGCGCAGGCTTTGGATTTGGCAGCTTTGGCGCAGGTCAGACCCAAGCCCCCCCACCCGATGAGGTGGAGCCGGAAGAAACCACAGCCGAAACAACCGCCCAGGCAAAGCGAGCGCACAGACGTACAAAGGAGTGCACCGAGTTATCGCAACGCTACGAGTACCGCCGGGCATTTAGCGAGGTCAAGTTACTGGAGGCAATGCAGTACGTCAAGCTGCAAGACCATGCCACCTACAATTTTATCACCGCCGGGGACGTGGATAGCCTTAGTTACCTGAAAGTGGTGCTTAATCAGCATGATTTGGACTATTGTTTGTTATCTACATGGTGCATGGCGGCAGAGGATATTTTGCAGGTACGACAATGGTACGAGCAAGGGCGCATTAAGAAACTTGATATGTATTTGGGCGAGATATTCCCGGGCAGCTATAAGATTGAGTGGCAGATGGTGCAAAAGTTCTATCAGGAACACCCAGAGGCAGGACGTGCCGCAGTATTCAAGAACCACAGCAAGATATACGCAGGGTGCAACTACGATGAGGGCTTTTATTTCGGCATACAGACAAGCGCAAACATTAACACTAACCCAAGAACGGAGCAGGGAAGTATAACAGTTGATAAAGGACTGTTTGAATTTTACAAAGACTACTTCGACGGCATCCGCTCATTTGAAAAGTAACGCAGCATGGAAGAAAAGAAACAAAAGTTTTTGGAGGCTTTGGCGCAGGGCTACGGCATCATAGCCACAGCGTGCGAGGCGATAGGCATAGGGCGCAGTACTTATTACAGATGGTACAACGCAGACCCGGAGTTTAAAGAGAAAGTGGACGAGATCACCGAGACGCAGGTAGATTTTGTCGAAAGCAAGTTGATGCAGTCGATAAATGCCAACGACACAACGGCTATTATCTTCTACCTGAAGACCAAGGGCAAGAAGCGAGGTTACAGCGATAAGGCGCAGCCAAAGACCGTCGACCCATTGCCAGTTAGCCAGACTTTGCCGGAGCCATCCACAGAGGAAGACAACAAGAAGATAGCCGCCAAGATTAAGAGTAAGAAAGCGTATATCGTGAAGTTGCTAAAGAAGCAAGGCAAATATACCGCCGAACTTACATACCAAGTGGATATTACGGCTAAGTTGTTGGTACGTGCCGACATTTTGGGCGATGAGATCATGGCAGACGGACACCAGGCCGTAAACGTGGAATATAGCAGGGAGGGCAACGAGCGCAAGACGATCGACCCGAAAGAAAAGCTATATATCGAGTTGTTGCAGCAGGGACAGAAAGCGTTAAGGGCTTTAGGCATGAACACCGAGAGCAAGGAACGAAAGAGCGACAACGATAGTTTTAACGACTTTATGGCAGCGATGCAGGAGGGCGACGAATGACAGAGGAAGAAAAAGGAAGATTTCGACAACTGAAAGCCGAGGTATCAGAGCAGTTGCAGCAGGGGCGCAGTACATACGCCGACCGCTACCGCCGTGCGCTTATTGAAACAGATAAGCGTATCGGCGATTATGTGTTTGGAGTAATAGACCATCCAGACGCACACAACCTGTATGAGATATTGGGAGTAAGACGCTTTTTGCGGATGCTTGATAAGTACGATTGGAAGCCCAAGCGAGTAAAGCGTTTTTTCAAGTTCTACGAGGCTTTGCGGTTTAGCGGCATCCGAGGGCGCACACGCTACAAGCTAACCCCGGTGCAAGCCTACCAGTTTGCCAATATCTATGGCTTTGCCCGAGACGATGGGCGCAGACTGATACGTACCGCCTACCTATTCGTGCCCCGAAAGTTCAGCAAAACGACATCGTGCGCAGCTTTGGCGGTTTATGATATGCTTTTCGGCGATAACAATGCCCAGGCATACGTAGGCGCAAATAGCTATGATCAGGCGAAAATATGCTTTGACGAGATACGAAACATCATGTTTGATATTGACCCCAAGGAAAAGCACTTTAGGGTTAATCGTGAAAAGATTACTTTCAAAGACCGTGGACGTGATAGCCTCATACAATGTTTGACGGCCAACGCCAAAACCAAAGATGGCTTGTTTGCCTCATTGGTGATAATGGACGAGTACGCCCAAGCTCGAAACACGGCAGGCAAGAACGGCGCAGACCTCAAAAACGTATTGACAACATCAATGGGGCCAAGGCGTGAGCCGCTAACTATCATTATCACAACAGCAAGCGATGTGGTAGATGGCCCATTTGCCCACGAACTTGACGGAGTGATGGCAGTACTACGAGGCGAGGCGGAAAGCGACACCATGTTTGCATCTATCTTCATGCCTGATGTGGACGATGCAGAGGACAGCCCGGAGACGTGGGCAAAGGTGCAGCCCCATTTGGGTATCACGGTGCAACCGGACTACTACGAAAATGAGTATCAGACCGCCCAGTTATCAGCCGAAAATATGTTGGCTTTTCGCACGAAATTGCTTAATATTTTCACGATAAACGACGAAAAAACGTGGTTTACCCACGAAAAGGCAAAAGAATTATTGGGCAATTTCTGTATAGATCAGGTGCAGGGCCGCCCAGATTGTGCCGTGGCGTTTGATTTGTCGGTGCATGATGATTTCAGCGCAGTATCTTATACCGTGTACCTATCGGGCAATAAGAAGTTTTACACGCACACTGATTATTATTTCCCGGAGGGAGCGTTAAAAGGGCATCCCAACGAGCAGCTTTACAGGCTTTGGAACGAAAAAGGGTATCTTATTTTCTGCAAAGGGCAGAAGATAGACACGGCAATGATTACCGAGGACATATTAAGGCGCAGTAAGTTAGTTAATATTATCCGTATCGGCTATGATGCTTACAAGGCGCAGGAGCTAACGAGTATCTTAAAGTCAGTCGGAGCGAGGAACGTGCTAACCCCATTTAGTCAGACCTACGGAAACTTTAATCTACCAGTTGAAAGTTTTGAGATGCTTGCATGGAGTGACCCGGTAAAGATAGAGTTTAACGACAACCCTATTAACGCTTTCTGTTTGGAAAATTGCGTGATAGATACCGACAATCTGGAGAACAAAAAGCCGCTCAAAGTGTCACAATACCACAAGATAGATGGGGCGATTACAATGCTAATGACTTTAGGTTTGCTATACACATTTGAGAGGTAATTTGCAAGTTTTTAGAACATAAAAATATTTAATAAAATAATAATTTTACCACGATGCGCCAAGGTGTACCACGATGCACCAAGGCGCATTTTTTTTGCTCACTTTTGTGTTGTATCTTTGGGGCTAAAAAGTATAATTATATATGGGTATTTGGCAAAACATAGTAAAATTTTTCAGCCGTAGCACCGATGCAGAGGGCGCAGTTAGCGAGCCACAGACACCGGGGCCACGTACCGGAGACTATACCCAGTTCTTTAACTTTTTCGGTACAGGCAATACCGCTTTGTCGGTAGCCACTGTTTACCGATGTGTGCAGTTACTTAGCGAAAGTGTAGCTAATTTGCCATTTTTGTATATGAGACTGAAAGACGGCATTTTTGTGGAGGACACGAATAGCCGTTTGCATTATCTTCTAACAGTACAGCCGGACTTTACAAAATCGGCGTTTGACTTCTGGAAAGAAGCCGTAGAAAATGTGTTGTTAGAGGGTAATGCTTACATCGTACCAGTGTACAACAGGGCTACTTTAGAAATAGACCGATTGGTTTTGTGTGGGCGCAATACTGTAAACCACGATGTGTATAACGATACCTACATGATTACCGATACCATCAACGGTATATGTGGGGTTTACGATGAAAGCGAGATTATCCACATTAAGGGGCATACAAGTAACGGCAAACACGGCGTTAGCGTACTGGAGTATGCAAGGCAGACGTTAGACATAGCATTAACCGGAGATAGGGAGACGCTTAAACGATTTGCCAATGGCGGCAATGTTAGGGGTATCGTAAGCAACGATAAGACCACTACCGGGTTTGGTGAGTATCAGGACAAGGAATTGGAGAAGACAGCCGAAAACATAGATAGCCGTTTTCAGAATGGCGAGCGCATAGTTAGTTTGCCGGGACAGGTGGACTTTAAGCAAATTTCGCTTTCTTCTACTGATATGCAGTTTTTGGAGAGCCGAAAGTTTACGGTACGAGATATTTGCTGTTTCTTTGGCGTGCATCCATCTTTCGTTTTTGACGACACAAGCAATAATTACAAGTCGGCTGAAATGGCGAATGTGGCGTTTTTGAGTAACACGTTAAACCCACTTTTGCGCAATATTGAAAATGAAATGTTGCGTAAGTTAATCGCCCCCACCCTATGTTGCAAACGAAAATTTGAGTTTGACCGCCGGGGACTTTATGCAAGCGATTTGGATAGTAAGGTTAAGTATCAGGCGGCAACGATTGCCGCAGGTATCTATACGGTGAACGATTGGCGCAAGATGGAGAACCGCCCACCTATCGAGGGCGGCGACAAGGTTTTAGTATCGGCAAATCTTAGAGATATTGCCAACGAGACCGCCGTTAATAACGCACCGGAGCCAGAGCCAAAGAAAACTAAAAAGGATGATAAAAATAAAGATGGAGACCAAGACGATGAATAAAGATACAATCATAAGACGGTGTTTGTGTACTCCTACCGAGTTACACGTCAGAGAGGCAGCAGAGGGCGAAGCACCGAGCCGCACAATAACTGGATATGCCATATTGTTTAACGTACCGTCTGCCCTATTGTGGAGCGACGAAGATAGCGAGGCCCGGGAAGTGATAGCCCCGGAAGCCGTTACAAAGGAACTCTTAGACGGCCAAGACATCAAAATGACGATGTTTCACGATCGACAGTTGATTTTGGCAAGAAGCAATAAGGGCGGCGGTACACTTTCGTACACAGTAGATGAAAAGGGCGTAGCTTTTGAGTTTGACGCACCTAATACCGTGGACGGCGACAAGGCTTTGGAATTGGTACGCCGTGGCGACATAAGCGGTTGCAGCTTTGCGTTTTCAACACGCTACTATGATAGCGATTTTGTAGAGCGTCAAAGCAAAGTGGCGGCTAACGGCATTAACAATATTACCTATCGTGTCAAAGCGATTACAGGTATCTTTGACTTTACGTTGGCGGCTGATCCGTATTACCCAGATACGAGCGTGGAGGCAAGGGAGTTTACCGATGAGTTGAAGCGAGAGCAGAAGACCCCGGAGCCTCAACCACAGACAAGCGAGCAGAAAGAAAAAGCGTTAAAGCAGTTGCGTGAAATGCGCCACGCTGCAAAACGCAGTTTAGTATAACATTTAATTTTTAATTTTCAGACATGGACAAAAAGACAAAGAAAACAATTAACGTTCGTGAGCTGATTAACCAGTATCAGCAGAATTGCGACCGCATCACAGAGATTGCGGACGTATGCGAGAAAGAGCAGCGTGAGCGCAACGAGGCAGAGAACACCGAGTTTGAAACCCTCATGCGTGAAAATCAGTTGTTGCAAATGAAGATGCAGGCGGCAACCGCCGAGCATTTGCGTGAAAATCCAAACGCCCAGGAGGACGCAATTAAGATTATCCGTGAGAACGCCGCAGCAGGTCAGCGTACCGAAATCATGCTTTTGCGTGACATGATGATGGTGCAGGACGTGGCAAAGGGCGCAATCGTGCCGCTTAACGTTCAGGACATTTTGAAACCTTTGCAGGAGGGCTTTATTTTGGATAAGGTAGGTTTGCCAATGCCAACAGGTTTGGCAGGTGACTTTGTTTGGCCTATGTACGAAATGGTTGAGGCAGAGTTAGCAGGTGAGGGCGCAGAACTTAGTGACACCAAAATACCTTTCAGCAAAATGACCGCCGCACCGGAGCGTATGGGTATTGCCATCCCGGTAACTAATCAGTCGCTCAACCAGTCGCAGGGACTTTTGGAAATGATCGTGCGTGAAGTTATGCCGCTTGCAATCCGTCTTCTTTTGAACAAAATCGTTTGCGGCGTAAATAAGGTTAATGGTGCTACTAATTTGGTAGGCCCATTTGTGGCACTCAAAGACAACCCGGTATTGCTTTCAGCCGTGCCAACCTTTAACGAACTAAACGCCCAGATGAAAGCCGCAGTACTTGAAACAGGTATCGACGGCAGCAACCTTTGTTGGGTAATGACAAAGAGCATGGAGGCGATTTTGGAGGGTACACCTATCAACGAAAAGGGTATCTTTTTGCCGATGATCCAAAACGGAAAACTTTGTGGTTTGCCAGTGTACACCTCAAATGTTATCCGTGATACTAAGGTATCGTACCAGAAGTATAGCGGCACAGCGTGGGCGGCAGCAGAAGACTTTAACCCACAGAAGGCCACCGCTAAATACACCGTGACAAGTGCCGACGATGTTAAGAACATTTCGGGCATGAAGTCAGGCGACTATGTTAAGATTATCGCAGGTACGGAGTTTATCGGTTTGGGTGATTGGCGTTATCAGCCTATGGGTATGTTTGGTACTTTGCGCTTTATCGTCGATCCATACAGCAAGGCACGCAAAGATAGCGTAGATTTCGTGCTCAACACGGACTATGCTACTAAGACAATCCGCCCAGAGGCCTTTAAGTTGGGTAAAGTCGGCGGTAAGAAGTAATCACAATTTAAAGTTATAACGTTATGGCAGTAGTGAGTTTGGCACTTTTCAAAAAGCACGTAAGGGCTGATGATTTCGCCGATGATGACGAGTATTTGCAGCATCTATTAGATACCGCAGAAAGCGCAGTTATCACGGCGACCAATAGAACCCAAGAGGAATTGGCGCAGATGGGTAATGGACATGATGTACCTACCCCCATAAAACACGCTATAATGATGTTGGGCGCACATTGGTACAATCAGCGTGAAAGTGTGAGTAACGTGCAGATGCACGCCGTGCCTGATTCGCTACAAGCCTTAATTAAACCCTATCGGAAATTAGCGGAATGAGAGCAGGAGAAATGAAATATCGTTTGCAGTTGTTGAAGCCAACGGCGACAACAAACGACTACGGCGAGGAAGCGACAACCTACGAGCCTATACGTACCGTATGGGCAGAAAGGAAGAAGCAGAGCGGAAACCGTAGCGAGGAAGTGGGCGAACATTTCCCCGACTATCGAGCCGAATTTAATGTGAGGGACGCACACCCGGTTAAAGAAAACTGGAGGGTGCAGCAGTTGGGCGGCTATCTTTATACGGTTGTTGCCATCATCCCAAACATTGATAGGGGTATGAACACTTTAGTTTGTGAACGAGTAAACGAGTAATCAAGTTATGGCAAATCAATACGACGATACGCAGTTGCAGAAGTTGTTTACTGAAATGGACGTTAAACACCGAAAGCGAGCCTTAAAAGGTGCTTTCAGGAGAGAGGCGAACCAAGTAAGGCGAACAGCTATTAACAATTTGCGCAGCTCATTACATAGCAACCGAGATTTGGAAAAAGGTATTAGGGCTATCGTATTTAAAAAAGCCGCCGGATTTCGTGTTACTATCGGCACGAAGAAAGCCAACCGAAAGACTGGAAAGGGTGAAAAAGGTATGCACATCAATCGCCAGGGACTAAAGAAACCTGTTTTGATATGGGCAGAGGGTGGAACGGAGCAACGAAAGACCAAGACCAAAACAAGGGTTTTTGTCAGGGAACGCCGGGGCCACAATACCGGACGCATGAAACGATATGGCTTTATGCGTAAAACCCAAACAGACGTTAGGGATAAGGTAACGGCAGATTTGCGTAACGAGATAGTAGAAAGTGTAACTAAGACTGCAAATAAGTATGGCTGCAAATAAAACATCATTAAGCGCAGGTAGCATTATCCGTGATATGCTTTTGCAAGACCCCGAGGTAGCGAAGCATACTAAAAAGGTTTTCCCAGTTGCTACGGACATGGCGGTTTTGCCGTACATACTTTATCGCCGTGCCTCAATCGAGCAAAACCCGACAAAGGCAGGTTATCCCGGAGCTGACACCGTGACGATCGAGGTTATTTGTTATACCGAGAAGTACGGCGAGGGCGTGGAGTTAGCCGAGGCCGTAAGGGCAGCTTTGGACGGCAAGCAGGGCGAAAAGGACGGTTTAGTTATGCGCAGTTGTGTATTGACTGATAGCGAAGAGGGCTACGATAGTGATGCCTATGCGCAGCAGTTAGTTTTTAACATTAAAATTTAGTAAGATATGAGTTATTGCATTGGTAGTAATATGTTGCTTTATTTGGGTGAAGATGCTTTCGGGCACTGTACCACCCACACGGCAACAATGAACAGCGAGACCAAAGACCGTGCAGTTAAGCCAGCGGCAAGCAAGGCGAAGACTAACGGAATGTGGAAAGAAAAGGGCGTAACTGGTTTGTCTATTGCTATTTCAGCCGAGGGCCTTATCTATGATGGTGAGACCGAAGCAAGTTACCAAAAGATGTTGGCAGCGTGGAAGTCAGGACAGCCAGTTAAGATTAAGTGTATGCAGAGAGGTGAAAGCAAAAAGCCATATTTGGCAGGTAGCTTTATCATTTCTTCTTTGGAGCGCACCGACCCGGCGCAGGACGATAGTACTTATACTATCAATCTTGACAACAACGGTGAGCCGGACACACTCGACGAAACGGCGTTTACTGATAGTGCCGTGGCAGCATCCGAAGACCATACAGCATAACCCATTTAATTAAGTTCATATATGAAAAAGGTTGAGATTAAAATCGGTAATGAGGTTTTTCCATGCCGTCAGACAATGGGCGCAATGCTTAGATTTAAGCAGGAAACAGGGCGAGAGGTTACAGAAATCGACGCTACGAGTTTCACAGATATTTGTACATCCTTAATTCCGCAACACTATAGTTTAACATTATTTATAAGTGCCTGAGCAACAAAAAGTTGCCCAGGATTTTGCCATGTCAGA